AAATAGCGAGTGCGCGGAGACGGCATTCACCTACTACTAAAGTTAAGCCATCGTTGCGCAGAACAATTGGGTGTAGGATACCATAGCCGGAGGTGAAATCGTCTGCTAGATTACGTAAGTGTTCAGCGGAGAATTCTTTGCGTTGACGATCGGGAGGGATTATGACTGCTGAATAGTGAATAGTTTTCATTTAAGTAGTTCCTGATGTGCGGGGATGGTTAGTCCCCGCGAGGGAGATTAAATGCGGGCGGTGGCAACGATGTTGGAGCGGATGATAGTTGGGTCTTTCTTATCAGGCTCTTGTGCTACTTTGCCACGGAGTTGGGCACCTACTAACATCATAGGAGTCCAAGGTGTACCAGCTTCGTTTTGACCTACGGCTTCACGGAGTTTACCAATCTGAACATTCTTACCTTCCGCGTCGTCGAGGAGACCTGAATCTGTAAGATCACAGAAGCAAGAGATCTTAGACTTGGTTGGGTTCATACCAGTTACCGCGCAAACTTCTGGGTCGATACATTCAACCTTTGCTTCGAGAACTACCATGTCGTCTTTTGGGTTTTTGAATTCCACGCCTGTGATAGTGAAAATGAAATCACCATTTGGCATTGGTGGAATACTGGTAGACATTTTGCTTTCGGTTGCTGCATTGAGAAGGACATCGGCATTAAATAAAGACATTATGAGTCTCCTTAGACTTGGGTTGTTGGCAGGATTTTCCCACCCTTGAGTTTCCAGGCTTCAATAATTTGCTTGAAGTCGGGAATTAGTTTGTCACTGCGAGGCAAGTGACGTGATTTGAGATCGGCCTTTCCAGGGACGGAGGACCAAGTATGCTTACCGTCTGAAGATACTTCAGCCAGAAGTACGTTGTCGAAATCACGGGGGAGGAGAGGCCCGAGTTTCTTGCCGATGGAACTGGCATAGACTTTAGATCCACCTGTGAGTTCGTCAAGTTCTTTTTCAGCATGCGCATTCACAACGATGTGACAGTGGCAGCCATTGGTGAGTAGGCGAATGAAACCTGCACACATATTTTGTGCGACTTGCCAATCCATCTGGGAGAGAATTGGTTTGCCGCCGACGATGAAGTCGATGCACATGCGATTGAAACCTGAGAGGGTGTCGAGACAGAGAGCACGGTCGGTTGACCAGGAGTCTACTGGCCCGAAGTTTTGTCCGGTAATATCGCAGGTGAAATTTGCGCAGGCTTGGATGACATCAAGGTATTGCTGGAATTTTGATTTGCCCATGTCGTCTAGGTTGGCGACTGCCTTGAGGGTCGAGGCATTAATGAGCTTGGCAAACTTCAGCATGTCATCGATATCTATAACACCTGGGGCGATGTACTTCAGGTGGTAGGAGCCTTTAGGTAGATCGCCGAGGACTGCTTGAATCCCTGGTTCAGTTGCAAGGATGAATGGTTTAACGCCAGTGTTAATCAAGGTGCGGAGGGCGTGCGTTTTGCCTGTGCCAACTCCGCCAATGATCATGGTGGTAGAGCCTTTCGCCGAGTCTTGTACTTCGTTTTCTGCAGGAGTATTCACTTGTGCTGGCTTACCGTACGTGTTCTGAGGTAGTGGTTTTGTGTCAGTCATTTTGGTTTCCTATGTTGGAAAAGGATTATGGGTGGAAGTTTGCGTCCTTGCAAATCAATCGGCAGAAGCTAGTCAAAGTCACCCAACATTAATCCCGCTACGCCTTCATTGCGATCCCGATCTCGGTCAGCTTTCTCCCAATCAAAGTTGTCGAAGTCAGGGTGTTGGCGGGAAGTATTCATAGCTGGATGCGTCATCTTCTCGGAATCGTCTGGGCTCTCTGAACATACAGTATCCGCTTCCGACTCGATGAGGGAACCAGTATCCATCGCAATTGCAGGGGCGTGGTCTGGGCGTAGTTCTCCTGCGGGATTTATTGCGGACCCGATTCTTTCTTGTGGGCATATGAGATACTCAGCGAGCAATTGAGCTGGACGAATCATCCCTTCACTAATAAGGGCAGTGAAGAGTCGAAGGGTGGTAGTGTATAAGTCAGGGGCGAAGTCTAGGTAAACTTCGTCTGCCCCAGAATAAGCAAACGAACAGTTAGCAGGTTTGATTTCGAATGGAGAAAGGTCAAAGCGCTTGGAGATTTTATCCAGTTGCTTCTGCATCCAAGGCTGCATTGGGTATTCCTGGAAGAGGCTGGTAATCTGTTTGCGGTGATTGTTGAAGTCTTCGCGCAGAGTTTTTTGCAACTTTGTGTAACGATCTTCTAGCCAATCTTCCCAAATTGCGAGGTTGTTTTTGAACCCATCGTAGTTGGATTCAGCATAGTGATCTGTGAATGCAATCTCCTCGTCGATCCAGTCATGCTCTGTGCCGAAGAGCTGAGCTTGGGCTGTGAGGTAAAGGGCATAAGCATTGGCTGCGGTACGGTCTTCGGTGAGAGAGCATTCACCTAGGAAGTTGTAGGAGTAGCGCAGGGAGGAGGAGACTGGTGTCTCAGATACTATGTACCCTTTGCAGTAAAGAGCGCCTGCATGACCTTGGGCTGGTTCGAGGATCTCAATATTGTTAATGGTGGCGAGGACTGCACGATCAGATGGTAGATAGAAGTGATCCCATTGGTCTATGAGATCCTCAAGTTCTGGGCCTACTATCGTAATGGCTGTATATTCTTCCATGTTTTGTTCGGCAGCTTCTGTTTCAATATAGATCCAACCGCCTTCTTCATAAGTATTGGCGACTAGTTCGCGCACACCCTGCCATAGCTTCCAGTTACGACCAAGGTTGGTGGTGAATGGGAGGGCGATATCACCGAGGTGGAGGCGCTCGATTAACTGTCCGCGATGTTGGATGCTTTCGCTGCTGAGTATGTAGCCTTTCGCACAGGGTTCTCCGGCTTTCTGGATGTGCATCTCGAATTGAATTCCGATACGTGCGAAAATTGCGAGGGCATACTTAAGGCCAGTGCCGAAGTGAAGCCCTGGTTTAGCACTTGCGCCGAAGAGGACGAGGTCCAAAGGGTCGATGGCGACTGGTGTTATGAATGAGATTTTAGACATGATAGTAGGATTCCAGTGGGGTTAGGTCAAGAAGGTTTTGGTTAGCGTCGAGGTACCAGCGCACATCCATGTAGTCTACGTAGGTGGCTGAGTTGAAGTGCATCTGGACTTTGGGTTTAGTGTTAAGGATCTGCACCCAAGTTTCCTCCAGCCATTTGACAATCCCTTTAGGATGGGACTGCCATAGGCGTGGAATAAGGATGGAGGCTGAGTCGATTGCATCTGGCATGATGACAACTTCTGATTCTGGTTTAACTATTCCTCCGGCAGCACGGCGTTTAAGTTCGGTCTCAGCTTTGTCTGCCTGCTGCGTGTCGTTCCTAACCATCCATTGGAGGTAGTCCTCTGGAAGCATGTCGAACCCTTTGCCGCGGTACTTGCCGAAAGAGATGCGGTCCATATCAGTTCACCACGTAAGGTTCAACGATGTTGTTTGGCTGCACAACTTTCTTCACCCAGTGATTGGAAACTTTATCGACTGGTATTACATCGAGATAACCATCTTTGTGCTCGTAGATTGCCATTGCTTTCTTCGCAGTGTTTGCACGATAGACAGCGTAGCGGTGGACAGGTAGTGGAACTGAAGATTTCTGAATCATGGTAGGGCTCCAAATTAATTGTAGTTTGATAAGGAAACTAATTGTAGTTACGACTCTTCAGAGAGTCAACTTAAATCCCAGCGTTCACGCCATCCGATAAATCGTCCGGACCTGGGGACATCCTTAATGCCATAGTTATGGTAACGGTATGTGAAAATTTTATTCGATAACTGATCACGTATTCTCCACCAGCGTTCACGTTCGTCGAGAGTAATTCCTTTAAAGATTCCAATGGTAAACTCTGCGTGGGTGTGGATATCCTGCACGTCGAAAGATCCGACAGCTTCATAGGGTATTTGATTCTCAGCATGAGAAGATCGTTGAGTAAATCCGAGGGGAGATTTGGTTGTGTCATTGTTGTTCAGCATCATTTGGTTAACACGCAGAATCTTGCATTCCGACTGAGCTTCGAGCTTCATGCGCAGGAGGAAACACTCTCGGAAGGTGGAGCGACCGTACTTGTAGAGACCCGAGGCAGAGCGGATGCAGATACCTTCGTAGCCTAGTTCAGTATAGTCGGCGAAGAGCTTGAGGACTTCTTCTGGGGTGTCGCATTTAGTATGAGTCACTAACTCTGATGGAGCTGCAGGGTAAAATAAATCTTGCATTAACTCCAGACGCTCGGAGAACGGGGAAAGATAATTTAACCCGTGATATCTAAAACAATCTGGAACTATATCGAATATGTAGAAGTTGAAATCTGGCGTTCCAGCTTTTGTCATGATAGCTGATTGGGTGGTGTGGTAAAAGAGTTCTGTAGTGGGATCTCCAACTCCTAACTCTCCATCAACACCACAATAGAATCCTCTCAGAGTTTTCTGCATGTGTTCGTTGGGGAGGTGGCGGCCTGAGTTAGACTGAACGAAAGATACTCCAGTTGTCGCTCGCACTCCATCCAGCTTAGGTGATACGTACACAGGATACTTGAGCTGCGGTAACATGGAGGGACTGAGCGTGAAATTGTTAGGGCATTTCATAGGACGAAAGCCGAGTGGTAAGTTATGCATATTATCTCCTACTTAAAGTGCTTGTGTAGATAATAGCTGCCGGCGATGACAGCTATTACATATAGTCCAAAGGTTATCCAGAAACCTGTCATAACTGGATGCGAAAGGGTTTGCCTGATTCGAGGTGAAATACGGGCGGCGGTGGCGATGGCTGAGGTGCGCGCAGACACTGATCAATAGGCAATGCTACTTGGACAGTTTGCACTGGCGTTTCGAGCGAGCGTTGGTATAGGCAGTAAGCTGTGTAGAGTACTGCGAATAGAATGATAGTCTGAGCGTATAGGTAATACTTTCCAGCGCGAGTTAATTTCATTTCGGTTCTCCTGGGTTGGCGGTTACTTCAGCGTTAAGGACAGCGGCTTCAAGTTCCGCTAGAGGAAAGATCTCTAAGGGAGTGAAGTTCTTACGCGCAGAACGTGCGAGATCACCCCGAGTATAGACTTGTTCTGGTTGAAAGTTTTGCGCGATAAAATCCATTGCGTTTTTAAGTGCAGACTGCCGCATGATTTTGTCGATGAAGCGTTCGTTCTGCGATTGGGTTGGTGGGTACTGAGTTGTCATAGGTTAGGTCTCCTTAGACCAGCCGTTTTCGCGCGCCCAAGCTTCAAGTTTAGCCTCGTCGAATAGATCTTCGAGGTTGTACTCGTCTAGTAACCAGTCCTTTAGGGCTGCAACTTCGAAGACTTGGTCTGGGCGAAGTTCATCAGCAATCTTTTCCAAGATTCCTTCGAGGTCATCTAGGATGACTGCTGCTAAGGAATCTTTTAAACGGCTTTCTAAACGGTGATGTATTTCTGCTGGCATGTTAATTCTCCTGAGAGATTAGAAGACGGGCTACGTCAGACTTTAAGAGTCCCACGTTATCGAGCTTCTGTACGAGAACATTTGCGAAAGCTATGTCGTACTGAGCTTTCAGTTTGGCGCCGAGTTCGTCAGCAGCTTTGCGACACACCTTGTCGAGAGTCTCTCCAAGAGTACGGTTTTCAATTCGAGCGATACGATCCAGGATATACTCCTCAATGGTGGTTTCTTTATAGCCACTGAAGGAAAGTTTCTCAGCAGTTATCATCTGCTCCACCTTAGCTGAGAACATGGCCGCAAGGATTCCTTCCAGGTTCTTAACGATCGTGGACTGTAGGTGTCTGTCCACGGCTAAGTTAACCTGATCTTGAATGCGTTTCATTGCAGTGTAATTGATGTGATCTTTGATTACATTGGTAAGGCTACTGCCGTGTTCTTCTTCTCCATCGACAAACACGTCGCTGAGATCGAGCGTGATGGTTAGGGATTTTGGGATTGCTTCTACCTTGGTTTCTTCTGACATATTAAACTTCCTCTACGGTTAGTGGGTTCCAGATTTTGATATCATAATTGGAGGGAACCCAGTTCTCAGGTTCCCGTGAAGAGCACAATAAGGTATACCTGCAAGGGCGGTTGTACGCATTGCAGGCAGACCCCATTGCTTGCGGGAAGGACATCTTTTCCCAGCATTCGATCATGCGAGTGATGGTCTCGCGGGTATCTTCGAGCCACTGATCTACCATCCAGCGTGGGCGGAAGGTGAAGGCCTCTGCGAAGTTGATGTTCGCTTGGGTGAACGCGCAGCCACGAACGCAGACTCCGGCAGGAGTGAGGCCTGATTCGTAGGCTGCCCAAGTGTAGCCTGAGAATTGCGAACGCATGTCCCAGGATTTGAGCCACTGCGGGCCGAGGTTTGAAGAGGTCTTGTCGTCCATGATCCAGACTGTTTCGTTCCGCATCGCCAGCATGTCGAGCTTGCCTGTGTAGAGGATAGGGGCGCCTGTGTCTGGATGGTTGATGCCGATGGGAAGGGCGAAGGAAAACTCTACGCATGGGCGAGAACCTTTTTCCGTATCCATCATGAGGGGCTGGAGTGGATCAGTAGCGACGCCCCATTTGCCAAAGTAATCTTCGATTGCTAGTAAGACATGCACAAGATTCTTTGTGTGATCTTCCATGATTGGGTTGTCGCCCCAGTGTTTGATGGCTGCGACTTGGGCACGGTGGATTACTTCAGCGCGCGGCATGTCAGCGTTGGAGAAGAAGTAGGTGCGAGCTACTTCGAGTCCACGCGCGTAAGCGCCGCCTGCAATGAGGTCAATTGCAAGATCACCTTTCGGACGGAGGTTGCGCAGGTATCCGTAGTACCAATAGGTTGGGCACTGACGGAATGCACTGAGCATCGTGTCGTCGAGGTGATCTGGGAATGGGGGATGGACTGTTGGGTTCATAGTGAGCGCCCTTCTTTGTAACGTTCGATGACCTTCCAGTCTTCTGGGACTTTGCGGTTCACCCAGATATAGTTGATGAGATCCGCTGCGTCTGAAGCCGTGACGTGCTGAGGATATTTGCACCAGCGATCGAGAGCAGCAGATGACGGTGTGCCGTAGTAACACCAAGCGCGCACTGCCCACTCGTCGGAGGTCAGGCCGTAGTAGGATAGGAACCAATCCATTTGTTTACCTGGCAATGGTTGCGCGTTGGAGGATAAGATTGCATGGCCTACTATACAGGCGACATAGCCGCACGCAGGTTTAGTTTGCATGCAAACTACGTCGTTTAGGCCATTAAGATTTTGGTCTAAGTAGAGAACTTTCAGGTCGAAGTGTTCAGCTTCTTCGCGAAGAACTGCTTCGAGAGCTTTGAGTCGTTGTGTGTTCATAGGAATTCTCCTGGGTGTGTAGGAATCCGGCCTGTAGCAGCGATGAAGTAGAGAAGATCTGCTGCTTGTCTGGCAGTTACTCGGCTGGGGAGTACGTGCCAAAGGGATTCTCTCATATCGGTTGTACACCAGCGGCGAAAGACTGAACTTTCTTTCGGGGTGAACTCGAAGGGAGGGATTGAAGTTTCATACCAATTGAAATCTCCATCACGAAATGTTTCATAGGCGTTGAGTATTGAATGCCCCTGCTCAAGTTCGTGTAGAAGGTAGGCGGACCCAGCGATACATGCTACGGTATCGCATAGGGCTGGAGGTTCTACAGGCGGTGGGTTGATGGACATGAATTTGGTGAGATCGAAGTTGTGCTGACGATCTGGTCTGACGATGAAGTCAGCTAACTTGCGGCAGAATTCGATGTTCATATTAGCTTCTCCCCGAGAGCTAGTAAGAGATCAGCTGGAAGCTTAGCCTTGTCGGCTTTCGCTGCTTTCTCTTGTTGTTTAACGTTGGCGGTGAGAGCTTTTGCCTCACGGTAAGTGCGATACTTCGCGAGAGCAGCGGCTAGTTCTGGCTGCGATACTTCTTCGCCGGCTGCTATACGCTGACGGAGATCGTCTACTGACGCAAGGGTTTCAGGTGGTACGAAAGCCATTATGATTGCTCCTGTGCTTTTTGGATTGTTTCGAGGTTGAGGAGGTAGTAAACCGCCGCCTCACGTTCTTCAGCGTTCAACGGACGATTGCGCGCTGTGTCGTGCAATCCGATACTGAATGCTATTTCCCCGTGACGAGGGCCAGTTCCATAGGGTCCGTCATGGCGCTGGTCTGTCCAGTGGGCATAGTTTTTCAGCCCCAGATATTTTGTTTTCAGTGTGTCTAACTTCTCTGTGGAGGCGAAAATGGAGACCGCTTCGCGCACTAATGCGTGGCGCTCGATGGTGGAAGCTTTGCCATAAACTCTGACGATGCATTTGGCTTGCTGGATTTTATCCAAGTCCAGTCCCGCTTTTGCTTGATTGCGCTGGGATATGAGCGATTCTTGGCGGTCTTGAAGAGATTTCAGTTCTGACTTGAACTTGGCGCGAAGCTTTTGCTCTTCGTATTCGAGCGTGTCTAGTTCGCTGATGATGTCTAGTAGACAGGTCATTCTGGTAACTCCTGAGTTTCGGTTGCGTTTTCTTCGAAGCCAGAGCCTTTCAGCTTATCCTGCGCGTCGAGGAAGTTGGTGATTAACATACCTGCGATCTGGGACTGCATTCCGTGGCGAGGTTTGCCAAGGATCGGGTCAATGCAGAATTCATTCAGTCGTTCCACGAGTTTGACTGGAAGCCAGAAGGTTTGGTATTTGTGTGGGTCGAGCTGTTTTTGGCGTGCCATAAGTAGTTCCTGGGTGGAGGGCATCCATGCCCAGTGGTTTAACCTAAGTGATCTGGTAACGAGTCGTCGGTGAATTCGAAATCAGCTGGCATACCGACACCCATGTTTAGTTCCTGCTCTATTTTTCCGATCGTTACTTTCTGGAGCATCTCTAGGATCTGATGTTTGTTGCCGAAAGAAGTCTCCATAACTCCGAAGGCATTCTCCTCCTCTACTACATAAGGTACGAGGATTAGAATGCCTTCTGGAGTTATGTTTCTTTCTCGGAGTTCGGCGATAGTTTTCTCCAGAACTTTGATGGTTTCGGCGAACATAACTTCAGGTGCTGGTTTGGCGCCCGTTGAAAATACTTCAGTTTTACTTTCTACTTGCATGGTGGATCTCCTAGTGCTTAGTTGGTGGGGTGAATGGTACTACGTTTTCTGGAAACTTTTCCTCCCTTTGTTCTGGCAGGACTTCTAGAACAACTGGTAGGATATCGATTAAGTTCTGGATGAAATCGCGCGAGGCTGCAATGCCTATCTTAGGGTTTTCCAGGCTGTCGTCCTGACACGCGATGATGTACTCTTTGAGTTCTCCGCTCTTAGCGAGCTTTGCGTCGAAGAGCTGGCGCACGAGCGTATAGAATGGTGCGAGTGCTCGTGTGTACTCAGTGATCGGGTGGGAGAGGATTAATCCAATTGCTGTGTTGAGGTCGGCCTGGACACTGCGAGCAGTGTTGCTTTTCCACATATAGCCCTGACCATCCCCTTCAAATTCGACTTTGAGTAGGAAGGATTTGATCGGGATGTTTTCCAATTGGCGCTGAGAATAGAGATAATTAAGGTCTCTCAGCGCGCGCACGAAGTCCATGAGAATTTTTGAGTTCTCGCTCATGATTTAGTACCTGTTGTGATGGAAGCGGTTAGGGATGGGAGCTGTGGTTTTGGTTGAGCGGCAGAGACGAAGAACTTAGACTCGGTGCTGAGTCTATGCGCTATGTCGAAGCAGTGCATGCAGACTGGGACTGAGGTGAGCTGGTATTCTCGGCGAAATGGAAGATAGGAGTATACTTGCTCTGGATCAGCGTAAGTGGTGACCTGCGCTTGGACGTAGTGCGTGCCTAGTTTCTCGTGAGATTTCTTGAGAAGAAGGTGTGGGTTAGGCCACTGGAAATGGGCGCTGCAGGAATTGCAGGTTGCTTCGTGAATGATGAGGACAACTTCTTCCTCAACCCAGCGATGAGAAGGAGCTTTGGCTTTGCGCTCCTTCTTCTCAGCGATCTTTTCGAGTTTCGCCTCGACCTTGGCTTTCTTCGGACCTGTCACCATCTCCATCATCGCATCCCAGAGGGATTGGTCGAAAGCTGGTGTGGTTGGGATTCCGTTTGTGGACTGAGGTTTTTTGTTATCACTCATATTAAATTCACTCCGAATTGGCGCTGAAGAGCTGAAGATTGCTTTTCGGCGCGAGCTAGTTCTGCTTCTAGGGTTGCGAGGTCATCCCAGAGTTCGTAAGTTTCTTCAGCGCTCATGATTATGAGTTTGTGCTTTTGCTGGAATGAATTCCCAGTTAAGTGAGCGGTGATCATGCGCTGGATGTCGAGGAACTCTGCGCTGGGTTTGTTGCCGAGATGGAACTGGCGAACTACTTCTGAGCATTCCTCTCCTCGCATACGCTCCCACCAGTCAAGGGTCACTTGTTGGCGGATGATTACGCTGGAACTTTGCTCCATGATTCTGTGCTGCGTTTTGTGCTTGGACTTGAGGGATTTTGCAGCCTGCGCGTGGAGTTCGCGCAAGAGGCTGAGGATTTGCGTTTTCATCTCTGAACTCCGTGGTAAATTGCTACTGAGTATAGAAGGTAGCAGAGGAAAATGAAAAGTCCTATTCCAATGAGGCAGAGAATTAACTGCCCCAATGCGATTAGTGCAAGTGCTTTGCGACCTGGAGTTTTCATAGTACGACTACTCCTGCGCTGATACCGTAACAGGTGAGCAGAACGTATTCGAATGCGCCGAGTGCACAAGCCATTGCGAGACTGCTTAACCATACAGCTTGAGTTTCTGTAAGTTTCATGATGCGCTCCTTAGTGTGCTGAGCGGATACGAACGTTGTGGAGTTTGCGAGCGGTCCTTTTTGCGCGAGCTACGCCTGTTGCTGTGCGAGGTGACTTGCGCCCACCTTTGCCGCGAGAGTAGTAGCCAAGACTTGTTTCCAGCGCTTTTAGCTGTCTTTCGCTGTGAGATATTGAGTCGTTGTGCATGATTGCAGACATTGCCGCGAAGATTGCGATTGAACGAGAAAATGCTTTCATAGGGTTCCCCTAGATTGTTGGAAGTTATCTGGATGGAATAGTTATTGGTTAGACTGAAGTCCCAGCTGACTAGAGTTGCGCCAACCACGAACCAATAACTATTCACGGGTGAAGTATGACATGAGGGGAAACTGCTGGTCAATAGGTACTTGTAGTTTGACTGGTAAAGTACTTGTATTACTTGTGGCATTCCTTTGCCTCGTCTGCTGCATTCAGCCCTTGGGTCTGGCGTCGGCGAGCAGGTCTTCCAAGCTTTGCGCGGGAGCTTCGATGGGAGTTGGGTTCGAACTGGGAACTGGTGGAGTGTCAATCATCCCTTGCATAATAGCTTTGTAGCTCTTGGCTTCAGTCCAAGCTGGACCTGCGGCGAAGACTTCTATGTAGTGGGTTAGTTCGGGGTGCTCAGGGTCTAACAATTCCTTGGGGAGTTTCTTGCATGACACTGAGCTGAATTGAATTGCGTCCCAGTCTGGGTGATTGGTGTCTCGGAGTGCGACTCTGTACCCATTGAGGTCGAAGCGGAGTGAATTGGCGGCTTCTTTGGTGAGTGCGCCAGTCTTGAAGCTTCCGTGCGCGTTGCACTGAGCGAATATCTTCGCGTTCATTGGGTGATAGGTGCTGGGATCTTTGGACTTGGGCATAGGGAGATTCTCGTTTTGGTTGCAAAAATAAAGCCTGAGAACTTTCGCGCTCAGGCTTTATTACCGTTTAGCTTTACTGCTGAAATGTTACTTTGTTGCGATTAGATGCCGAGGCCTGAGTCGCCTGCTTCGATGCTTGCTTGAGCAGCTTTCGCTAACTCTTCCGCACGCATTTTGGCAAGTTCGGCTGCAACGACTGGCTTGTTTCTCAGAGCTTTGATTTGTTCTTCGCTGAGAGCTTCTAACAGAGCTTCGACTTCGGTTTGCGCTTTGCCAGTGATGTTGATCAATGCCAAGACCAATTTAGTGGTATTTCCACCTGTGCCAGCTGCACGACCTTGAGTCCATTCGCCTGCATAGATGCGTTCTAATTGAGCGATGAGTGCTTCTTCAGCTTCCTTCGGATCTTTCTTGCTTGCGTAGGAGTCCTGCAACTTCTGGCGCACGCCGTATGCGAGGAATTTCGCTTTGATTTCGTCCGAGAATTTGTCGTATTCCGCTGTTACCACACTTCCGGTGCTGAATGTGAAGACTGCTGAGTTTGGTGTCTGGGTTACTGCGCATTTTGCTTGAGACATTTTGATTACCTTTCTGAGTTGTGGGCGAGATGCCGATTAAAGTTTCCTTGGGCGCTGAAGATTTGCGCGTTTGGAATTGGTAATTTGCGGGATTTCGCGTGGGTTGTCAAGGTTTGAATGCAGAAGGTGGGGCATGGGTGACCGATTGGTGCGGGATTTGACCGTGGATGTCGGAATGGGGGCAAGTGGCCTTGATTCCTTGTTCCTATTGGGTGCCTTGAATTTACAAGTAGATTTAGGAAGGAATAAAGGGGTTTGTTCTTATATCAAAAAAAATACTGTATATACATACACCTATAACACACCACTGTATATCCATACATAATAGCAATATACAAGTGAATACAAGGCACCGACTAGAAACAAGGGAACAAGGGTACTACCCCTATTTTAGACACTTCCGGTAACTTGTGGACAATCGACGGGAAGGCACTTCCTAGCCCCTACAAACGACAACGGGGAAGGTCATATAAATGACGCATCCCCGTTTCCAACCTTCCTATAAATGAAGCCTGTTTCGTCCTATTGCGGTTCTTTGTAATACTTGAGCTGTAGCACTTCTGTCTTACCACCTTGCCCCACTCTCACTGGCATAGCCTTCATTACCTGCATCACCTTATAGGTATCTTTCAGCCAATTGCACAGTTCCACTGTATTCTCCCAATCGGTGGGAACTTTGATCACCAGTTCCTGATCGTGGTCGAAGAAGGTTAGCTCGCACATCTCCCACGTGTTCCCAATAATCGCTTTCGCCATTGAGTTACGTTGCGCCTGCACGATAATGTCATAGATCACATGGGCGCTTGCGTTAATAACTCCACACACTACAATACGCTTAATCATACCGCACCTCCGAACAAATCAGCCAATGAAGTGTCGTCCCCTACCGCTGCGGCCAAACGTTCAGCCTTCAACCGTGCAACCTCTGCCATCACTTGTGGCTTCTTAGCCAGCGCTTTCTTCTGCGCTTCATCCAATTGTCCGATCAGCGCCATACACTCTGCCAAAGTCTTTCCGCTTATATTCACCACAGCCTGCACTAGATCGTTATTCCCTTCGCCTGCTTTCCCTCTACTACTCCACTCGCCACCTACCAGCGTATCAATCCTTACTTGCGCAAAGGTATACGCCTCACTCGCAGTCTTGATACCGCTATAAGCATCGCTAATAGTTTGCTTCAGCCCGTGCATCATGGCTGCGTGCCTAATCCCCGCGGTCAGTGTGTCGGGATCTATCTCTGCTGTTTGTCCGTTGCCGAACGTCCAGACCAGCTTCCCCTCAACCTCAACACACTTAGCCTTAAACCCAGCCTTAGCCTGAGCCGCGCTCACTTCCACTTCAACACCTGCGATTTTATTAGCGTTCATGATATATACCTACCTATTATCTAGTTCAGGCGATATTGCCTAAGTGCAGCTTAACATACTGGTGTATTAATACAAGTACTTTGCACGCCAATATACAAGTATTTTTATTCTTTCTTCATCTGTTTTCAGCTCCTTTCATTCTTCTTTCCTTTCCTCTCCTTCCTTCCCAGCTGCTACCCACTAGGGGACAGCCACCCCACCCACCCGGGGTCGGCGGATTCTTCAGGCTCCTCTCTAAATCGCGCCAAAAAATTTGACTTTCTCTTGACCACTGAGGAGAATGCGGCCACACTCGAATCACTTACCGAGGGTTCGCACTATGTCCAACTTCGTCTCAAATCAAGTCCTTCTCCGCGTTTCGCACAAGCACGAGGCTGTGATGATGCACATGCTTCAGTTCCCACAGCAATCGCTGAATGAAGTCGCTGCGATCTTCGATATGACTCCGAACTATCTCAGCATCCTTGTGCACTCCGATACCTTTCAGGCGAAGTTCCAGGAGCTGAAGAAGGAGCACTTCCACGTGCAAATGGAATCGCTGCCAAAAAAGATTGAAGCCTTAGCGAACTTAGCGTTAGATCGTTGGGGTGAAGAGATCGCAAGTTCAGCAGATCCTAAGTTCATCAAGGACTCCGCTGACAGATTGCTTCAACGCTTAGGCTATGGTGCGACGAAGGGTGTGCAGGTAGATATTAACGTACCTGCCACCACTGAACCCTCCATCGCCAAAGATGCTATCGACGCTGCAAACAGAGCCCGTGCAACTCTGCGCGCAATTAAAGCCACTGCACTTGAAGGGGAGTTCCATGAAATTACGCCCAACTAACTTTCTACCAGCGGGAGCTGTGCAGAGAGTAATGCTTACCGACAGAGGTCCCAGCTTTGCGCCACAGAAACTGAAGGGTGTGCAGAAGGCTGGGATCGTTTTCGAGAAGATGTTTCATCTGAACATGAAGATGCGGTTCGGTGATATGTACCATCAGAATCCTTGGTTCCATTTCTTCTCTGAAGGTGCATGGCATTGGTGCCAACCTGATGGGATCTTATGCCAACCAGAACTGAATCTCGTAACGATCTTCGAATGCAAACTCAAGCACACTTCTCGCAGTTGGTTCCAACTTATGGAGCGTTACTTGCCTGTCGTGAAAGCTGCGTTCGGCCCAGACTTCCGTTACAATCTTGTAGAGGTTTGTAAGTTCTACGATCCTCATTCCCCGTACCCAGTTAAAGCTCCTCTCCTACGCGAGTTGACTGCCTCACCTGAAGCGGAAACAGTAGGAGTTTATGTATGGAACAAATAGAAACTAGTACGGCTGAAATCATTGCGATGGCAGCGGTAGACAACGAGTTCTACTCCAAGCACTTCTTCCCCAAGGCATTTCGCCAAGACTCTCCTGAATTCCATAAAGAGGTCTGGGAGCAGCTGGAGTTCGGTGGGAGATATGTTGGGCTGATGATCTTCCGTGACGGAGCGAAGACGACAGTTGCTCGCGCCTTTCTCTCGAAGCGGATTGCCTACGCTACCTCCCGCACCATCGTGGTAGTCGGCAAGTCAGAAGATGCGGCATGTAAGACAATCGACTGGCTCCGTAAAGCCATCCAGTTCAACACTCTCTGGACATCCACATATGGGCTCGAAGCGGGAGAGACCTTCAATACGTCGCACATCATTATTGAGCACAAGACCATGGACTGTCGCATTCAGGTTATTGCTCTTGGTATTCACGGTTCTGTGCGCGGTATTAACCTTGATGATTATCGTCCTGATCTTATCCTTGTTGATGACCCGTGCGACGAAGAGAATACTGCGACACCTGAGCAGAGGAAAAAGATCTCGGATTTATTTTTTGGAAGCCTGAAGAATACCTTGGCGCCAGAGACTGATATGCCTGAGGCGAAGATGATCTTGCTGCAAACTCCACTGCAAGCGGACGACCTTATTAATCAGGTAGATAAAGATGCTGAGTGGAAGTGCGTGAAATTCTCGATATTCGATGAACAGGGTAAGTCACGTTGGGAAGCCCGTTGGCCGACCGCAACTATGCTGAAATACAAACAAGCATCAATCGATCGGAATCAGCTTTCCCTCTGGTTGCGCGAGAAAGAGGTAACAGTTGTTTCACCCGAATCTGCGTGGTTCAAAGCTGAGTGGTTGGACTTCTGGGATGTGTTGCCTGAAGGCGGAATCTGTTATATCGGGATCGACCCTACGCCTCCACCGAAAGATCAGGCACAAATCATCAAAAACCCTAAGCTCGATGATGCAGTTATTCTGGCGATTAAATTTCACAAAGGCATCATCTATATAGTAGATTACTTTACTGTTAAGTCGCCTCAACCAGAGGAACTTTCAAATCAGTTCTTTATCTACCGCAGACGCTTCTCTCCCTTCAAAGTTGGTGTGGAGACTGTGGGTTACCAACGAGCGCTGAAGACTCACATCGAAGGTGAGATGCGGAAGCGTCAGGAGTTTACAACTATTTCCGCGATTGAAGACAAACGTCCGAAGCCGCTGAGAATTACACAAACGATCTCTGATTATGCGTCCCACCGCAAGATCAAATGCCATCGATCAATGGCAGGTTTTATAGAACAATTTACTACTTATCCTCAGTCCTCTCACGACGACATTCTGGATGCGCTTTCGATTGCGATTAGCCTGATAGTTCCAGGCCTTGATTCAGTAATCGAAGGTGAGTTCTCAGTTGTGAATGAAGATGACCCCGAGGTTCAGCAATTACTTATTGGATGGAGACGCTCATGAATATCAATATCGCTATACCTAAGGACTCAAAGCTCCACGCAGAAATTCTTTCTAAACTTGCTGAACGTAAGAACAGAGCTACGAAGAAGAATCGCGGAAGAATCCAAGCTTGGGAGGAGCAGGAGAAGTTGGCACAGGGTATTGTGCACCTGAGTGAAATCGAGAAGAAGAAGGTAAGAGAGGAGAAGATCTCTTATGTCACTGTGCAAGTGCCTTACTCCTATGGCATGATGATGAGCGCTCATACCTACTACTCCTCGGTATTCCTTTCCCGCTCCCCTGTCTTCCAGTTCGAAGGGATGCAAGCGGAGACCGAACAATCTGAACAAGCGGTTGAAGCGTTGATTAATTATCAGCTCTCAACCACCAACGCGCAGTACGAGATCTTTCTCTGGCTTTATGATGCGTGTAAGTATGGGCTGGGGATTCTCGGCACTTTCTGGGAAGAGGAATGGGCATACGTATCTCGCATAGAGGAAGTTCCACAAACTTACTTGGGCATCCCAATTCCAGGTGCGAAGCCTAAGAAGCAACGTACGACTGAACGCATGCCTAAATATAAAGGCAACAAACTCTACAACGTGCAACCAGTTAAGTTCTTCTGGGACCCATCTGTAACTCCAGCGCATTTGCAACAAGGCGAGTACTGTGGTCGTTACTACACTATGAGTTGGAATAAGTTTTCAGCCGGAGCTCAAGAGGGAGTCTTCATTAACGCTGAAGATGCCGCTGGATACTTTAACTTGACCGACCCAGATCAAATTACTTCGACTTGGTTAGATACTCCAGATGTTAACAGTTCGCTGGATACTTCAAAAACTGGTAAAGGCTTCGGTTCTTTCACAGATATCTTTGTACGCTTGATCCCATCTGAATGGAAACTTGGAGCATCGACTTATCCTGAACTCTGGGTCTTTACTCTTTTGCATGGAGCGCTGATTGTTCGCGCCCGTCCGATGGGAGATTACTCTGACAAGTTTCCGTTCTTTACACTGGAACAGGAGATCGAAGGTTATGCGCTGTACCGTCCAGGTGTGATGGAACAAATGCAACCTTACAACGATATCCTAACTTGGCTCTTCAACTCGCACTTCTATAACGTTGAGCAAGCGTTGAACAATCAGTTCGTCTATGACCCATCTCGTGTGGTGATGGCGGATATCTTAGACCCTCAACCTGGGAAGCGTATCCGTCTAACCCCAGGTGCATATGGCACTGACACGAAGACTGCGGTATCTCAGCTCACTGCATACGACGTGACCCAAACCCATCTCTCCGATTTCGATCGCGTGGGAATGCAGATGCAACGGGCGAATGGGATAGTTGACGGGATTATGGGACAAGTTGCGACTGGTGGGCGTAAGACTGCGACAGAAGTTCGGACCTCCACTCAAGGTGGGATCAATCGTCTGAAGACTGTCTCCGAGTATATGAGTGCTCAAGGCTTTCAGCCATTGGCTATGCATTTGCTCTCTACCACCCAGCAGTACTATGACCAAGAGATGGATCTGAGAATTCTCGGGATGTCGGGCGAACGTCAGTTGGTTAAAGTAACCCCTGAGATGATTGCGGGCAATTACTCCTTCGCCCCAGTCGATGGCACAATGCCAATTGACCGTTTGGCTCAGGCTCAACTCTACCAGCAAATGATGGTGGGTTTAGCTGGTAACCAACAAGTCGCACAGCAATTCGATTTCGTGAAGATGGCTACCTGGATTGCGCGCCTGTTCGGCATGCGTTCAGTAGACTCCTTCCGATTACAACAAGCAGACCCAGCTGCGATGCAGCAACAAGTTCAAGCTGGTAACGCTATCCCGCAAGGGCAACTTCCACAAGGACCACAGCAATGAGTATTCAAAGAGATGAGTTAGAACAGATCGCGAAAGACCAGTCAAAGGAGATCGCTGAGATTACGGAGATGTTAACGGACTTGACATCTCGTGCAGGTTGGGGGAGACTTAAGGAACTTGTTGAGAAGCAGGTTCAAGTGCGGATGACTCAAGTAATGACATCCAGCGAATTACAATTAAGATTGGTAGATCCACCAACTACTACGGAAAGATTGCTTGGAGAGGCATGCGGTTTAAGACTTGCAATGTCTCTTGCAGAAACCTTCCTAACCGCCCAAGAGGATATGAAAAATGCTAGTGAACAAACTGATCAATCTGATGTTGATGAATGAAGTTGAAGCTGACGGTGCCGCTGGTGGTTCTGCAGCTCCTGTTGTCGATACAGGTTCAGAGGATCTATCACCTGATGCCCAAGTGTTCGAGGCTTTGGCAGATGAATTTGAAAATGAGGATGAGGAGAGTTTAGAGGCCGCATCGACTGAAGTTCCGGTAGTACCAGCTGCACCCGCAGCTACCCAACCAGTAGTTCCAACTCCTACTGTTGCTACCCCAGCTCCAGCTGCAACTCAAACTCCCCCTGTAAGCGCGGTTCAGGAAGTACCGCAACAGGTCACAGCTGCTCAGTCCCCAGCTCAACCTGTTCAGCAAGCTCCGTCTCGAGATCAAGCGGTAGCCTCGATCGCGCAACAACTGGCGATCACAAATGAGGACGATATAATGCAACTGCGTACGGAACCTGAGAAGGTTATCCCTAAGCTGTTGGCGAATTTGTTCTATGATATACACGGGACGCTCACTCGTCAGTTCCAAGAGTCACTTCCAAACATGCTGCAAAGTGTGTCGCAAAGGGCTCAAGCTGATTTGCAAGCGGAACAGGCTTTTTATGAACAATGGCCAGCATTGAAGGAGCATAACAAACTCGTGTTGGATACTGCTAAGCTGTACATGAAGATGAATCCTACCGCTGACAAGACTGTAGCGATGCAGGAGATTGGTGCGATGGCAATGCTGAAAGCGAAGATTCCCTTCGACACAGTAACCGGAAAACCAATAGTCGCAAGTGCAGCTCCAGTAAATCAACCGTTCCGACCAACTTCAACTGGTGGCGCAGGAGCAAACACTAACGCCTCTAACCAATCTCCTTGGGAGAAAATGTTAGAGGAATTCGAGCAGGAAGATAACGCGGAGTAATTATCATGGCTTTTGCAGGCTTACGTGGAACTGGTGACTGGGCTACCGATGAACGTCCAAAGAATTTCCGTCAAACTATTCTCTGGAGACAACCTAACGGTTCTTCTCCTTTGACGGCTATGTTAGCAAAGATGAAGACTGAGTCGACAGATGACCCAGAATTCGCTTGGTGGGAAGAAGAACTGACAATCATGCGTGTTACTATGAACGCAGCGATTCTCGGTACCACTGATACCACAGCAACTTTCCTCTCCGGCGGACTGAATTTAGTTCCTGGTGATGTGTTGTTGGTAGAGAAAACTGAAGTTGCAGGTTACGATAACGAACTGGTAACAGTTTCTTCCGTAACTAACGACACCACTGTTGTGATCAAACGTGGTCAAGTCGGTACTACCGCTACTGCGATTCCAGCTAGCGGAAACATGACCAAGATTGGTAATGCGTATTCTGAAGGTTCAACATCTCCTTCAGTGACTTCACGCAATCCTACCAAAGTGTACAACTATTGCCAGATCTTTAAGACTGCGTACGAGTTGACCAACACTGCGAAGGCTACCAAAACTCGTACCGGTGATCCACTGAAAAACGACAAGAAACGTCGTATGTTCGACCACTCAGTGGCGATGGAACAGTCTTTCATCTTCGGTAAGAAGAATGAAACAACTGGCGCGAACAGCAAACCTTTACGTTACACTGGTGGTGTACGTCAGTTCATTCAAACGAACGTGAGCGTATTCACAACCACCCCTACAGAAGATTCATTCTTGGCTTCTGTGTACCCAGTGTTCGATTACCAAGCAGATGGTGTGTCTGGTAATGAGCGTATCGTGTTGGCTGGTAATGGGTTTTTGAACTCATTGAACAAGTTGGCAGCTGGTGGTACCGGTTCTACAAACCGTGTGCGTCACATGGAAACTGTTAAGTTCTACGGAATGGAACTGATGAAGTGGGTATTACCTCAGGGTACATTGTACATCAAGACTCACCCTCTGATGAACGTGCATCCTAAGTACACCAACTCAGCGTTCATTTTGAACCCTGCTGCACTGGTGTATCGTCCTCTTGCAGGTCGTGATACCAAAGCGCAAGACAACATTCAGGCTCCTGACTCTGACACTCAGAAAGGTCAGTGGTTAACTGAAGCAGGTCTTGAGGTGAACCATGAAAGAACCATGGCATACCTGGGCAACTTTGTAGTTTAATGGAAGGGCGCTTGGGAGGTTAACAGCCTCCCTTTTTTATTGAGGTAAATATGAAAATCACTTCGAAAGACTTAGTTGCAGACCGTAAAGACGAAAGCAGTTCATCATCTCCTTGTTGCATAATGAAGGACGACGATGACGAGCGGAAGTTTTATGTTTCCGTACCTGTGACGGAAACAGCTATTAAAGGGCTGGCGATTGGAACGTCAGTTGAGTTAAATGTGAAGGGAGTTCTGAAGGAAGTTCGTACCCGTTGGTGTGCAGAGGTAGAAATAGAGGTAGGGGAAATAACCCTAGCCAATTCCAAAAATGACTTTGAGGCCCTGATAGATGAAAACGACGAAGAATATGACAATGAAGACTAAGCAACCAGCCCTTCCAGAAGCTCGCATTTTAGTAGCTGTTCCCAGTGGTTCTACGTGGGAAGCTGACTTTGGGATGAGTATGCTGGCAATGGTAGCTAACTCGAATATAGTTCCTGAAGGTTATTCGAATATTAGTCTTGGAGTGCAGAATACGAAAGGAAGTATTCTTCCCCAGCTGCGTACCAAGTTGGTGCAAAAAGCTCAAGAGATGAATGCAACTCACATTCTTTTCATTGATTCAGATATGCAGTTCCCAGCGTGGACATTGCATCGGTTGCTGGAAATGAAGAAAGAAGTAGTTGCGTGTAACTGTGTTACTAAATCGCTTCCGACAGTCCCAACCGCCCGCTTCAAAGATGGGACTTTAGCTGGAACTCCAATGCGTCATTATGATTATGATGGAAAGGTAGATTGCATTCCTGTCTGGCGCGTGGGTACGGGTGTGATGCTGATTGAGATGGGTGTGTTTGATAAAATCGGTCACCCGTACTTTCCGATTACTCAGCTTGAAGACGAAATTATCGGTGAAGATTGGGGATTTTGTCAACGTTGTGAAGACGCAGGTATCGAAATTTTCGTAGATGTAGTGCTGAGTCCTTATATTGGGCATGTCGGGAGATTGGAATATACCGCGGCTATGCAGGACATGAGCAAGTCACAAGTAGTTTCCAATCCAAACTAAAAGTAGGTTCGATATGACACCAGTAGAAGTGGGCTTGAGCATCGTAGGTTCTGGGGTTAGCATTGTGCTGTGTGTTTATATCCCGATCTTACTTGGAACTTTGAAGGCGTTCAGGGAAGAATTCCACAAGATGGAAGTGGCGTACGCATCAAGACTAGCACGATTGGAAACGATGGTGCAAGCTGTAGTAAATCAACAAAAACGGATTTCTAATTTATTGGAGAAAGATTAATATGACTCTCACTGAAGTCACAGCGCTCGTCAATAATCGGATAGGGAATCTGGTGAGTTACGACACAACCATTCAGACAAAACTTGAATTTGTGAAATCCACCAAGCTGGAGCGAGACCCAATTCTCAAACCTTGGTTCTTGGAGTATTCTTCAGCTGCTACATTAGTATCTGGCGCAACAACTTATACTTTGCCGACAGATTATTTAGGAGCAGAACCTGATTCCTACTTACGGAAGACTGCTGAGAAAGGTTTCTATAAGCGCATTCGTCCAGAACAAGCCGAAGAGGTGGATGAAACTTGCACTAAGGTATACTATATGCGGGGCACCACAGTCACTTTCCAGCCAGCTCTCACTGAAGATACGTCAATGACGCAGTGTTATTACCAAGCAACTGGAACTTTAGCGAGTACCCCAACTACTAATCCTTGGCTTCTCTACGCAGCAGATTTGCTTGCCGCGGAAACTGCTTATGAATTCCTGATGGATTTCCAAGATGTCGAAGGAGCCCGCCTGCAAGCTACCGCTGCTCAGCAAGCCCGTAATCGAATCATCGCTGAGAATATCGAGCGCCAATTGGGGACTCAAGTATGAAACTGCTACCGAAGCTTTTGCAGCTTAATTACACTGATATTCGAAAAGGGATGGCTCCTGATAATATCGAAGATATGACTATCCCTTGGCAGAATCTTGTTAATATGCGTCCTATGCAGAATGGGATATTGCCAATTGCTGGGTTAAGCGCTCTTGTAGATGTATCTATTGGGGTTGCCAGTAGTTATTTCTTAATGGATAACTGGAATTATAGCGTAACAACTGGAACTTATTACGGATTGGTAGGAGTTGTGAACCCGACAACTCATGAATTATTGGTCTATAAACTTGATAGCGCGGGTACTTTTACTTTAACCAATACAGCTAAGAAGTTCAGTGCGATTGAACACGGAACTGGCATCATCAACCAAGTGTCTACAGTGAACTGGGGTGAGTGGAGAGCTATTTGCTGTGGGGTAGAGGTTAATGGAACTCCAGGTGAAGGACTTTTGTTGGCGAAATATCCAGCGGGAACTTATGCTGCGGTAGTTGGTGCTGGTATTCCGCGCTCAATTTTCCTGCACAGTCCGCATGTATTAGGGTTTAACTACCCTGGTAATACCGATCGGTTCGCTTGGTGCACTGCGGATGATATTGAAACTTGGACTGTAACTGCAGCGAACTCCGCGGGTGATTTGAATATTCGGGAATTTGCTGGTATTGGAATCGTATGCGTCGCAGCTTTGGGGAAATCGATTGCTGCGTATTCCTCGGAAGGCATGGCAGTTATCAGTTATATTGGAGCACCTCTCTATTATGGTTATGAGATGGCAATTCCAGATAGTATTGGAGCCGTATCTCAAAAAGCTGTGGTAGCGGTGGGCAATAATAACTATGGCCTCTGTGCGAAAGGGTTCTTCAAAACAGATGGTGTAAATTACGAGTGGATTGGTCGGGATAGGATCTGGGAATATTTCCTTCAAACTTCTTCTGGGTTTAATCTAAGTCGTACTGTAGCTGTTCATTTAGAGAGTAAGACTGAAATTTGGTGGACTATAACCTCAACAAATTTTGCAGCTCCTTCCATAGCCTTTGTTTATAATTATACACTGGATGCATGGTTTCAGTCTAACCTCACTGGTAATGGAGCTATGCCAGAAGTTGGCACTCACCCTGCAGTTCAAGGGTATCAATCTACTGTGTATCAGAAAGAAATTGGAAATCAAATTCGCTTAGTCTCTTCGTTTACGAATTACAGTTCCTCTGCGACCAGTAAGGCTACAGATTTTGGGGAAAGTTCAATCTATAAATTCCTGCAAGCCGTAGGTATTGAGAACAATCTCTCTAATAATGCTAGTCCATATACTGTAACATTTACTGCATCTGCTGATTTGGTGTCAGGACTCCCTATTGCGTTGAAACTGTCTACCAGCAAACTATATTTCGCTTTGGTGACTGGACGATACTTCAGTTTGATTATCACTGAAAATAGTACTAGCAAATTAACGATGCTGCAGACCATTACGTTCTATGGCAAAGCGTCAGGTGGTGCATTATGATACCTGACGTGGAGCTGTATAAGACTTGGCAGGGATGGGGCAATAAGATCAAAGGTCTGTTACAGAAGGCAGATGATTATTTGAATCTGAAAAGAATCTATAATCCAACTGTGAGTTTTACTGGAGCTACAGTTACAGCTTCTTCCGTCGAGTACGACCCACAGACTGGAAGATTAGCTGGAGACATTACCTTTACAGACCCAGGGGCTACAGTAGTCATACAAATGGCAGGGCTAGATTTAACAGCTCGGACACAAATGGCTATCATAGCTGGAATTGGATTTTCTGGGGTCAATGCAAGGTATGTTCGTTATACAGCTTCCTCGAAGACTGTGTCGATAACTGCTGTATCCGGAGACGTCCGCATAATTTTTAGTGTTGTGGTATAACTGCATCGATTTCAGTTGCCAGTGTTGGAATAGCAGGTATATGATTAGTTGGAATTAGGGGAGAAAAGTAATGGCTACCAGTCAAACAACTCAAGACAAACGCGGTATCTGGGTATACGATTCGATTACGAATACCTGGGGCCCTCGTGTGCCAACTTACTCTCACGGTGATACTTACACTATAACTGACTCTTCTATCCCAGCTAACACTGCAACTGGTGTTGGTTTCTCAGGTGGTGCAGGTGGAATTACTGAATCACTGAATGTCGGTTCGACTATTCCTAATAGTGGCAATTGGCTATTTAATATTGCTTCTACTAATCCAGTGGTTTATAACGATTCTACTCGTGGCAAGGTCATGTATAATGATTATGGGTCAGGAATGGCTGATTTAGATGCAGCCAAAACTTACACGCATAGTAGCATTGCATCGAACAATTTCATTTATATTTCACGTTATGTGAGAGCGGAGTTGCTAACTACAGGTGGAGTTCCATACCCTGATGATAAACAAGTTCAATGGAAATTCTCCCGACTGAATTATGCAATGGGAGTGAGTGACGATTTTGACCTGAATACTGGGCAAGAAATTTTCGTAGCTATTTCTTACAATTCAAATGGCCGTCAGGTACGAATTGAGAATAATGCCGGTTTAGCTACTGGAACATTAACATCTGGCAATACTGCTACAGTAATGAACGATACTACGCAAAACTGGATTACAAATCAGTTGCGGAATCGTCGAGTAGACATTAATAATGCAGGAGTCCATTCCTTTGGGGTGGTGGCCAGTAATACAGCCACCTCATTTACTTTGGTAAACGGTATTACAGCTCCTCCAGCTGGAGCTACATACTCAATCAACATTCAGCAAGATTTTTATGGTTCTACTGGTTTAGTACCAAAGCCAAATTCAGGTTGGTTCTTGCATGAACAACTGATTAACACTGGAACAGTCAATGGTGCTGACGGATATTATACAAATGTATATCGTCAGGGGGGAGTAGCGATATACGATACCAAATCTGGCTTACCGATGTATGGTGGGACAAAGAGATTTATTTATCCAATTCATCAGGATTACTTTGGCAACTTTGAAGTTCCAATGACTTCAAAGAAAGTTTATTCTGATGACCTCTATAGTCAAGTATCGACTGGCGTGTCACTTCGTGTGATGCTGACCAATGGTCTGAATATCGATACTTGCACAGTGTATGAGGTACAGCCTTACTCATCTTGGACTGCGGCAGTTAGTATCGTAGGTACTATCAACGTTGGGGCGGTTCCGGTTACAGGCAGATACTTCCTTTGCGTAGTGAGCGGGTTGAATACTGTGGTCCTGTCGAAATCAGTTAACATAAGAGTACCATAATATGACTATCTATAACTGGGCAGCATATGCAGCGGCAACGGACTTAGGCGCAACCGCAGGGTTTACCAGACAAACTGGTAACTCCGGTTCGATTGCTGTAAACTCCAGTCACAACTTGGACTTCGTAACTACAACGCCAAATTCATTGTATACCTGTGATGAGGCTGCGTCAGATAGTTCATTTGAAATCACTTTGATTGGCGGCTCAGGTAGCGGTGGTAACTTCTATCCTTGTTGTGTACGCGTGTTGGATATCAACAATCTGATTGGAGCTCGCATAACCTCCGCCAACAACTTGGAATTGTTCAAGTATGTAGCTGGTGTGGCAACTCAGTTAGGTTCTAGTGTTGCTATTACGGGCAGAGCAACAGGCGATAAGATTAAACTCACAGCTGTTGGTAATACTTTGAATGTGTATTACAATGGCGTGTTGAAAATTGGTCCGATTACTGAGAGCTTCAACAATACCCAGACTAAAATGGGTATGTTCATGCGCTCCTCGACCATCAATAACTTTGTGTCCGCAGCAGAATCGCTTAATCTCGGTGTTGCTATTGCATCAATTAACAGTGGCAACGGGGTTAAAGTAGGTTCAACTGGAAACACAATAACCACTACCGGTAGCACTACGATGACAGCGCTCACCATTGGTGGCGTGTCGATGACGAATGTGGCTGGTAGCGGAACCTCTTTTACGTTCGACTGCCCAGATCAAGTTGATAATACCACATCTCCCAAGTATGGTACGCAGACAGCTTCAGCCACAACGGGAGTCGGTACTCTTACTGCGAGTACCCAGTACCTTCCTCCAAATGGTTACAACTATGTAACCTTGGTTGACCCGATTAACACTACTGTCGATGGTGTGGTTTACAATTATATCCCTGCAGCTGTTGCGACGGACGAATTAGCAGGTGAAACGGCGAAAATCACTTTGGGTACTGATGGTACAGCAGTTGCTGCTTACACAGGAACCCAGATCATTCGTCATTGGTCGTCTGTAGATTCGAAGATTAGATTCGTAAGTGTGATTACAGGCTCAAGTGGGACACAAACGTCTGGTACTCCTAGCGGTCAAGTGCTGCAGGGCAATACCATGGTCGGACAAACTTTAACTGGCATTAGAATGTAGGAGCTTCATCATGACTGAGAAGAATTATGAGATTACAAATCCAGGCGGAACAACAACTCAACACGATTTGCATGTTGACTTAACTTCACCTGGAACAAGAGTGGTTGTTAATGGCCGGCAGACAGGGACTTTAACTTTCACGGTTAAAGCGGTGGATTCAGATTACTGGACTGCTCCGTCTAACAATACGTTGGATTTAACTGTAAGCAATGTTTGGTATATTGAAGGGGTTCCACTGACTTCAATTAAAATTGCTGATGGTGGTTCTGGTTCTTACAAGGTTAATATTCGTCAATACAGACGCTGAGGTCCAACATGGCTACTAACACTGTTACCCAGACACAGGAACTCACGCCGGAACAGAAAGCTCTTGCGCAGATCCAACTTGAGCAGATTAAGCGTCGGCAGGGTTTCGAAGATTTTGCAGGAAATATTCTGCTCGGGAAACCTTTGAGTTCATTGTCTGGTAGTACTGGAGGCACAGGACTTGGCCCAGTATTGACTGGAGTTCCGTCCGGTTCAAATCCAGTTAGTTCCACTGTAGGCGCATCGGGTGGAGCTGGGGCAGCAGTCAGCAATCCTTCAATAGGAAGTGCGGTAGGAAGTATTGCCTCTCTAAATAACTTGGCTGGAAATACAGCTGGTGCTGTTACAAGCTCAAACTCAGGGCCTAATGTCTCAGGTCCAAGCGTTCTGGACTCTATCGGTAAAGCGCTTTCGAATGTGAACCCAGGTCTCGTTGGAAGCTTGGTTGGTGGTGCATCACTGGGATTGGGCGGCATTGGAATTGGGAAAACAGTTGGTGACAGCATTGGAACTTTGTTGAATGGTAATTCTACGCCTGCTTCAGTGATTACACCTGAAATGAATGCGGATGTTTCGAATCAGATTAACCAACAAAATCAACAAACTCTCGCGCAGAATCAAGCGCAAATTGTTGCAGATACACAAAAGGGTATTGATGCCTTGACTCCTGAGCAAATTCGAAACCAAGCGAATGCTCCGTCTAGCAACCCTTTATATCATGCGCCTACTCAGGGGCAGATCTCAGCTGGTCGTGCAGCACAAACAGCGCAAGATGGATTACAGTTCTTAGCGCAAAGTTATGGTGCAACGCAAGATCTGTTAAATGCTATGAGCGGTGGTGGAAACTCTGGCCCTCCTGAGTGGGCGCGCCAAAAGATGCAGGGCGAAGCGGTATTTAATAACAGATTAGCCCCTGCTTTAATCTATGCTGGTTACACTCCGACTCAGATTAAAGACATCTATATGAGATATATCGGTGGTTATGGAACTGGGGTGAACAATGATATCCCAGAAATTGCTGCGGCGATGCAAAAGTATATGACTCGTCCAGGTGCTAATACTACATTGCAAACCCCAAGTGCAAATAAAGCTGTTAAGTGAGGTGACACATGGCTACTGCTACAGGAATTTCAAATCCAGGTGTTACTAACACGGCCACAGCACCTGGGCAAGTACCAATGGCTACCACGTTTGTGCAGAATACTTCGAGTGGTTTACCATTCCAGTCTCAAGCACAGGCTCGTACTGCTGCTGATCCAAGTCAAGAAGCTTTCTACAATGCACTGCCAAAGTATTACACTGGATCTACTGTCGCAAATCAAACTCCTGAGCAAATCGCTGCTCAGAATATGATTAAGAATCAGTCCAACACTAATACAGGTGTTATTGGGAGTGTGTTGAATAACTGGGGTAATACAACTCCGGCAGCGAATTCAACTGCAGCTAGTGTGAATTTGAATCAAAACGCTACTGCGCCAATTGTTGGCCCAGGTGGTGTTAATACTGCTCAAGTGAACACTCATCCAAATGTGACAGCGCAAAATGTAAATACTGCTGCGACAGTGAATACTCCAGCTGCATTTACCCAAGACGTGGGGATGAACCCTAATCTGAATAACGCGTTGACCTTTGCATTAGGGGATATTTTAAACCAAGGGAATCCGTACGCTCAGGCAAATATGGATTCAGCTACCCGTCAGATTACTGATAATTTTGTGCAACAAGTTTTGCCGAAGTTAGGTTCTGTAGCTCAGCAATCTGGCGCTTGGGGCGGAAGTCGTCAAGGTGTCGTCGAAGGTTTGGCAGCTGGCGAAACCGCTAAAGCTGTCGGAGATACTGCCGCTAGCTTGGCCGCAAAGAATTACGAAACAAGTCTGAATACTTTCAACAATGCGTTGGGGGTAGGTACTACTTTACGTGGACAAGATGTAACTCAGCGGAATATTGCATCTAATGAAGGTCTGACTAATCGCCAATTAGATGTGAACTCTGCATTGCAGAATCGTCAAATTAGTTCGCAGGAAGGTCAAGCGAACCAACAAGCGAATTTGTCTGCGGGCACAACTAATGCGAATCTGACAAGTAACGAAGCCTTGAATAATCGTCAGATTAATTCTGCCGAAGGTTTGGCTAAGTTACAAGCTGATCTCCAAGTGGCTGTACAAAATGGGCAGATCAGTCAAGCGGAAGCTGCGCAAAGATTATCGACTGCCGCTTCACTAGCTACTGCAAATCGTCAGATTGATTCGAATGAAGGCTTGACTAATCGTCAGCTAACGATCGCACAGCAAATTGAACAGGCACAGTCATTACCAGCTTTACTTAACGCGAGTTATCAACCTGCTCAAATGTTGGATGCGATTGGTTCTGATAATCGTGCATATGATCAGCAGCTTATTGACGCTGACATAGCTCGTAATAACTATGGCCAGAACATTGATGCGGAAAGATTGAATCAGTTCAACGCAATTTTAAATGGTGGCAGTACTTCTGGAATTACTGGGGGTTCGACCACTACCACATCAACTACAGGTAGTAAAAATTCTGCGGTTCAGAATGCGTTAGGTGGTGCGGCAGCTGGATCAGTGTTGGGATCGCTAACTAGTCTCAACAATGGCGGCGAGTGGGGTGCGGTGCTTGGTGCCCTCGCAGGTTACTTAGACGGAAAATAGAGGTGAATTATGAGTATTGATGCATTGTTGGCGAATATCCAGACACCAGAACAAATTAAAGCGTTGAGTGCGAAGCTGGCTAAGGCAGGACGGCCTCCACAAGGATTGCCAGGGATGGCAGCAGGGACTTCTCCTGCGCCTGCAGTTCCAACAGCTGCGCCTTCAGCTCCACAAATTATGGCGAACCCCGTGCCTCCACCAGAGGGCTTGGGTTCAATCTTAGGAGGATTCGGCAATGCCTAGTTTTGACCAACAGATTCCAGATGATGCTGGAGTACAGCCAGCGCAAGGTTTGCAGTTGCAAGGTAAGTTTGGAGCACCTCCAGCGAACCCTCAGGAAGAAAGTACATTTAGTTCTGAGTGGGAAAATTTCTTCAACAAACTGAAGACCGATACCCATATGCAGGAAGCGTTGTTGAAGTTTAGTTCAAACGTGACTAGTGGTCAGCATAACGGAACAGTCAATGCTGTAGCAGCATCTGCTTCGGACGCAGTGTCAGGGTATAACGAAGCTAACCGTTTGGACGCGGCGAGAGCGACTAAGCTGGCGATGGACAAGTCAACCCATGATGCAGAGATTCTTAAGACTTGGTCTGAGATCGCGAAGAATCACGGTTTGACCGAGGAAGCTGGCGCTAATGCTGGGAAGGCTCGAGCTGATACTAAGAAGTCTGTTGCTGAAGCTAGCCGTACTACTGGCGCAATTGATCTCGATGCAGCTAATGCAGAGTTGGCTCGAGCTCGCGCAGCCGAGGCGTGGGCTACTGCGAAAGCTGGTGGGAAAGGGAAGAAGGCTCCAGATAAGACGGATAAATTAGCGGTGGCACTGTTAGCAAAAGGCTTGGCTACTGACTCAAATGATGCTTATATACAAGCGACGGAGATGATGAAGTCGCCAGCCTTGAGCAAGATCGCTGCGGATTTCATTAACTCACAGGGCTTTCTGTATGGCGATAACTTACCTGAGAAAACTAAACAAGCTGTTCAAACGGCTGTGGGCGCAGGTAAAGGACTTACACCTGGACTTGGAGTCCCTTCAGGTGGTGTTCCTATCCCTATGCAAACGCCGAACCTGAGTGAGTTGCGTAAGATGGCTGATCATTATACCACGCTACGCAACAAGCCACCTGTTTCAGACGCGAAACTTATAGAACTAAGTAAAAGTCCAGAGATGATACTACAGCTGAAAAATGCTATGGTGCCTGTGGACGATACTTCCGACGGAGAAGAAGAAGATGATTCCCAACCTTGATGAGTTTTTAGATACTGGTACCGACTTAACAAACCCTCAGCCTTCAGTTCCCATCCCTCAAGCCCTGCCTAACACGCAGGGTTTTTCTGCGCCCCAAGTTCCTGATCAGTTGGATAGCTTCTTCTCAGAGCCACAAAGCTTAGACGCGATGTTGGATACTGAGCCAGCCGATGTCCATGTACAAGACGATGGGGATGGTGTGCTGGGTTGGTGGCACAAGAATGTGTCAGATAATCCTACGCTTCCTTTCAATAAAAACACCTGGGAAGGAATTGGGGAAGCAGCTAAAGCGAGGTGGGAACGAGTTAAGCTCGGAGCTGAGGCTACTGGGTTGAGTATGCTTGCCGGCGAGATTGGAGATGCAGCACCCGATCAATACAAAGCTGAACTCGTGCAAAATCGGGATCAAGAGCTGAATAAAATCTACGGTGACGTGCGGAAAAATATGGAGCTGGAAGCCCAAGCGACTCCGCAGAATTTAGGTTTGATTCAGAAAGGTGTCCGTGGTGCGGTGTTAGGTGTGCCTGATATGGCGGCGACCTTAGGTTTGACTGCGCTCACACGTAGCCCAATTCCTGCGGTGATGATGCAATCTGCTGCTGGTGGCATGGAATCGAAAGCTACCGCTGGGGCAGCTGGACTGAGCGATTCTGCTGGTAATGCGAAGGCTAGTATAGATGCACTGATTAATGGTGCGTTCAGCTTCTTGCCGACTAAAGCCTTAGGTTCGCTGGTAGATGCTGCGAAAACCGGTAGTGCTGATGTGATCAAGCAGGTCATGGGAACTATTGGGCATCAGATCGTTGGTGACCAATTAGCTACGGCTGCACAGAGTCTAAACGATTACGAGTTTGGGTTGGACAAGGAACTGGAAAATGCAGAAAGCTGGGAAGATGCAGTTAAGATTCAAGCTGAGCGTCAAGCAGTCAGTGCGATTCGAACTGGATTATTGTCTGGTGTAACTGCTGGTGGCATTGGGGCTATGCGGTCGAAGGGCGGAAGAGAGCCAGTTGAAATTCCCCTGAAACAAGGGGAAGAAACAGCTCCATCTGAAACTCCTCTCCAGCAGGAAGTTGCCCCTGAACCTAAGCCGTTCCAAGGTCCAGTGATAAGTCAGGATCTTCTCAATGCTCGCTTGGATGCAGATAGGGCAGAGCAAAAGTTTCAATCTACTGTGGCAAAGGTGAATGAGAATCCGCTGGATGGGTTTTTGGACGAAGGTAATATTCCTACTATGGAAGGTGGTAGACAAGCTGATGCTCAGATCGATCACATAAACGTTTTTGATAAAGGTGTCTGGAAACCTGCGAAACAGGCGATCGCTGAACAAGAGAAGCCCTCGGTATATACAGGGGATTTAAACGATTGGATGACTGGCAATGACCCTGCGCGTGTGAAAGCTGCGACCGAGTATGCAGATTTTCAGTCGAGAGCTAAGCCAATTCTGGAATCGTGGCAACAAGATCTATTACCTGACACTAGCGTGGTGCTTGGGGCAATTGATCCGAACTCGCCTAAGTTGGGGACAGCTCGGGTGGCGAAGGGCATAGGACGCATCCTAACGAACCCTATGAACTTTGAGGGGGAGTTCTCGGACTCATTAGGCTACAACCTAATGGCCCACGAGTTCGGGCATTTGTTTGCAGATACTGAATATCAGAAGCTGGGGCCTAAAGCTAAGTTGGCACTGGAGCACGAGTACCAAGCCTGGAAAAGTACGCAGACTCCTGAGACAACTATGGGTGAAATTCAGCGTACTCGTGATACTCCCATTGATGTTTCTAGTCACCCTATGAACGGGCGAACATTGGCTGAGTCTGAATCAAGATCGCCAGAATGGACTGAATATTATTTGAGCCGCAAAGAGTATATGGCTCAGCAGATGGCACGGTATCAGACGTATGACCAGAAAGCGATGAAAGTTGCTAAGCCTTTTTTTGCTCGTTTGGTTGCTAAGCTGCAATCATTCCACAAAGAACATGGAGATGAATTCGCTCCCACGCAAACTTTCCAGACCTGGGTTGACTCACTTTCCGCACGCAATAAAGCTGCGAGATTAGAGAATTCCGAAGGGGATCGTCAGGCTGAAGCTTGGGATAAAGTGAGTAAGGCGAGCATTGAAAAGGTAAGCCCTGCGCAATTTCATATGGCAGAGATGCTGGAAACTCAGCGTGCCTACGATGAATGGCGGAAGAGCTACGGGGATCTGGCGAAGAAACCTTCCGAGAGAATTTCGAGTTTGGAAGGGAAATTGAATTCGCCAGAGTTTAAAGAAAACTTGGATGGCGGAACTGATAACATGTCGAAGTTCAAAAAGAACTTTCTGACCATTATGCAGAACGCCAAGAATAATCCACACATTCCTGGCCTCTTAGCGGGCACTCCCGAAGGTGGACCTGGGTTTATCAAAGTGATGGAAGATCACGGGAATTTCAGACGTGCGGAAACTAAACTCACTGATTCCTTCCTACGCGACTGGAGAAAGTTGGGGGCTCTTCAGATTGCTAAAGTAGGCGAACTTGCTACTACGGCTGATGAAATATCTCGCGAGATCGGACGGAAGTTAACTCCAGGAGAATTAGCAAGAGAAGCTAAATTTCTCGGAATTACTGCTGATGGCATGGATGTGTATAACCAGATGCAAGCTAACTTCAGTCGGAAGTTGGATCAACTCCACGCAGCTATGGTGACTCGAGCTGAGCGTATGGGATGGTCTGATGAAAATGCAAAAGCTCAGCATTTGGAAGATCTGAAAGGTCGGGTGGAAGCGCTAAAGAATTCCAACTACTTCCCATCTACCAGATTCGGAGACCACGTAGTGAAGGTGGTGGCTGGTAAGCCAGGGACTTTCAAAGGGAAGTTCTATAATCAAGGGGATACTCTGCTTCGTGAGCACTATGAATCGAAAGCGGATGCGGATGAGCGCGCTGCAAGTTTGCGGAAGCAAAATATTGGGCAGGGAAATTTCATAGGTGTGGATAAGTTGGCTAAAACTGCTGATAAATCCCTTCAAGGTATGCCTCCAATTTTGCTGCAGGAATTGCAGAACCGGTTGCCTGTAGAGCAGCACCAAGCGATTCGCGATGCAATGGCGGCTGCAGCGCCTGGACGTGGATTCGTTAAGCATATGCTGAAGAAGCAAGGCGTAGCTGGTGCGAGTAAGAATTTCCGCAGAGCTTATATGTCTTACATGGATAGTTTCGATCGGCACGTAGGAAGACTGATGACTGAGGATCAGCTGGATTCAGCTATTCGCGCGGTAAGCCAATCTGCGGACAGCCTAGTGGGGCAGGGGAAAGACGCGACCAATCGTCGGATGGTGCAAGAGATGATGGCTGACACTAAGAATTATCTCTTCAACCCAGGCGAGGAGTTCAAAGGCTGGGGAGCGTTGGCGTTCAATTATTATCTGACCGGTGTGCCTAAGCATGCGGTGTTAGCGATGCTGCAGTTACCTCTAGTTTCCTTCCCTCACCTGAGTGCTAAGTACGGCACGCTGAAAACTATGGAAGCGTTCACCCGTGGGATGGGGAGACTGGTGCAAGGGAAATTGGATCTAACGAAGCTGCCACAAGCACTGCAAGATGCTATGCAACAGGGTGAGAAGGATGGAATATTTTCCCACACCATGATGCGCGAGCTGGGAACGCTGGCACAAGCGCACAACTTGGATCGACTGCTACCTAAGGTGATGGGGAAGGGAGACAAGATTGCACAAGGTTGGCAAAATTTTGCGTCTGTAGCTGGTGCGTTGTTCCATTATTCAGAAGTATTCGCACGTTGGAATACCTTTCATGCAGCTTGGGAACTGGAGCACCAAAAATCTGGAGACTCAGTGAAAGCGTATCAAGCTGCTAAGGATGCAGTGCAACGTAGCCACTTCGTATTTACTGCTGAGAACTCACCTCCAATTATGCGGGGGAAAGCTAGACCGCTGTTCGTATTCCAAACATATACCCAACACATGCTGGAGTTTTTGCTGGGATCGAATAATCCTGGAAAGTGGCGTGCAATGGCAATGCTGATGATGGCAGCTGGTGCTAGTGGTTTACCCTTTGCGCAGGATGCGGAGGAGATCACTAACTGGGTGATTAAGAAGTATAACAAGATGACTGGGGATTATTCCACTATTCCTGATGTGAAGCAGAACATTCGGAAGGAATTGGTGCAGATGATGAATGTGGCTGGCGAGGATCAGGCGAAAGTAATCGCGGATTTAGCGCTGGATGGTGCGGGTAAATGGGGTTTTGGTTTACCTTGGATAGGAGAGATGACAGGGATTCCTACCGGTAGTTTTGACCTAACTCCGAGTCTGAGTATGGGTAGCATCATACCAGGAATTAATGCTATCAATGCGAAGAACTGGAACCAGGGGCTATCCGATGCGACGAGTGGAATTGCTGGACCTGCGCTTGGAGTGCCTCTCCAAATGATGCAAGCGATGACGGAATCTCAGGCAAGTGGCGATTGGCGTTTAGGAAAGTTCCTGCCGAACATGATTGAGAATCCAGCGAAGGCTGTTAAATGGGCGGAAGATAGAGGGATTAAAGATAAGTATGGAAGAACAGTTCTAGACTTTGATCCTGAAAACCCTTCTCACCGTGCGGATGCGATCTGGCAGGCGATGGGCATGCAGCCTACTAGACTGAGCGTTGAGCGAGATGCAAGATGGGCAGCTCAAAGAACGAATGAATACTACGGGACTATCCGTATGGAGCTGATTTCGCAGATGGAAACTGCTGTTCGCGCGCATAGTGATGAGGCTATTGCAGATGTCACTAAAGCCATCATGAAGTATAATGATACAGTGCCTGCGGCTGGTTACAAGCTGAATGCTGCTGCGATCAAAGGCGGAATTATGGCTAGATTGAAAAGTGATATGCTGTCTGGGAAAGGATTGCCAAGTAGGAAGTTTGATATACCAGCGACAAAAGCGTTGCGGGATTCCTTTCCCGTGGAACCTGCTAAGCAATAGCCATTTTTGGCTTTCCACCGACGACCTTCATAACGCAGCGTTTAGATTGCAGAAGGTCTTTGATGGATTTCTCGAATTCATCCCACCCCATGATGTTAGCTGCTAGGGCGTAAAGTTCTGGCAGCGTCAATTCTCCGTGAGAAGTTAAGAAACGTACGAGATGATTTGCTTTCTTGCCTGCAAATGAAACTCCGATATTACCGAAAACCTTCGGCATGTCTGCCTCAAGCTCAGTCATTTTATTGATCGCCATCTGCAGGTGGTGTTCTTCGATCACTAGGTCGTCAGATTCTGACAAAGAAAGTATCATTGCGAGTTTATGGATGTGAGTCTGCTTTCGCGCAATGTAACCGTCGAAGTTAGCTGTCGTTAGATGTGGTGGAAGGTGTGTAAAGAAATCTGTATACCATGCAGTCCCTAATTTCTCCGCTTCTGGCGACAAGGTCATCGCCCCAGCTAACTTCGAAATATGTGTTAGGTCTGCAATTAAATCCGCCTTCAGTTTCAGGTGATCCTCTGGTAAAAAGGTATTCGGATAGGCTACGAAGTTCCTCTTCTCTTGTGCGTAGATGAAAATCGTGCGGGAAGTGAACCCCCCACCAATCATATATTCTGGGAAGGCGGAGCATATCCAACTGGGAGTTGTGCAAGCTATGAGATTTAGGCATGGGTTTTTAATCGAATGTTCGCCTGAACCCATCGTGGCTTTCTTCCAGTCACCTTTACGCGAATCCCAGAGATCAACGAGGATATCTACCATCTCGCGATTGGTTGGATCAAGGAAGGTGCCGAATTCAGATGCAACGATTGTGATCGCAGACTGGATTAATATTTCCCCTTTTGGGGTGTGGAATACTTTTTGAGATTTAGACAACTGCTCAACGAGCTTCTGCCAAGTTACAGCTGAAGGACCGAAAACTACGTTCGGGACTTTTGCCAGGAGTTCGGCGCCGATTCCAGCTGTAGTGGATTTCGATACGATACCTGGTGGTGCAACGAAAACGATGTAGAAGTTAGGCACCCATTGCCAGTAGCCCATCTCCATCCAAACCTGACGACGTACTGCGCCGGCGAGGGTAGAGATAGCTGTCCAATAATGGAAGTGATCGGGCGCTTCTGAGTGTTGGGTATAGCGTAGGTAGGCTTCTATAAAGTTTGGAAAATTCCTACTCATTTTATTCTCCAGGGAAACGGGTTATATTACCCGCGAGATCTACTTGGTACGAGCATCCTACTCTGTGTAAAGCTTCGTGAGCATCCATAGTGTATTTGATTTCAATCGAATCTCGCCAATTTTCCGGCAGATAGTAAAGGACCTGTTCACATCGACGCAAGAGAGTGATGTAATAGGATTTCCAGTGGAATGGGGTGATCCAATCCGCTAGAGGCTGGGAACATTGGACTAAGATGAATTGGGTGAGCGCTGGGCAATATACGTTGTGGCCAAGGGAGATTAGTTTTTCGGTGATATGCATAAGTTCTGCTGAGTTCACGTCGAGACTGTGTCCCCCTGTGTAGACTGGCCCAACTAGGATCGAGCTGAGTTCGGGTGAATATACACGTATTTTGTTCCCCATACTAAAAGTAGTTTCATCACTCAGCATTTTCACCGGTACATCATTAATCACTGTACCCACATCGGCTGGGTTTCCACTGACCAATTCACAATCGCACATCTCTTCGTATGTTTCCGGATGTTGGTAGAGCCTGAGAACTTTTAATCTTCTATTCAACATCGTGCGCAATGAGCCAGATCCTTTGGCTCGTCCGAAGATTTTATCTGAACCAGTGTAGTGGTAGATTTCTCCGATTAAGATATTCACTAGCAATCTCCCCAAGATGTGGCTGAAGTTTTGTAAGAAGCTGGGATTATAAGAGGTTCTACATAAGGAAGTTCGATACGCATGCAAGCGAGAACTTTCTCAATCGCTTCTTCGGTACGCTCAGTTGGCCACTGAAGAACAAGTGAATCGTGCACCTGCATAAGTGGCTGAATCCAAGGCAGAGTTTTGAAGATTTGAATGAGCGCTTTGGAGATGATTAAACCAACGGTAGATTGTGGTCCCCAAGCAAGAGCTTGTGGTAGAAGTCTGTCGTCGATGCGATCAAAGTACATACGCTCATAGCCTAGAATGTTGGTCACCTTCCGGTTGTTGAGCAGCCCCCACCAGACTCTATCATGCCACTCCTTGATGCCTGGGTGTAAGGTGAACCATTGGGCTTGGAACTCGGTTGCACGCGCTAATGATACACCCATCGCTTTAGCGCACGTTGCAGCCTTCCCGCCGTAGTTGGTAAGGTGGACTCCAGCTTTAGCCTCTGGGCGGGAGCATCCCATCATGGCTGCATTGAGGTCGTGCAGGGAGCCAACACCTGCACGGAAGAAATCCATGAGCGATTTGTCCTGCGCCTCCCACGCAACCACCTGGGCGTCAGCACCCTTCAAGTCAAAGTCCCCGATTGTCATACCTGGATCTGGGATGAAACACTTTTTAATGTTGGGCAGTTCTATTGTTTTAGCGACCATGTCAGAGGTACTCCTCGTATTTCTTAATTGTAGCTGTATATTCCACAGAATAGCAACCACCAGATGTTGATCCTTTCCACTCAATTCTATCGGTATCGCTCGGGAAGAGGGGAGGATTGTATTTATCTGCAGACTTCTTGTTCACTAACTCATTCCAACGCTGAATCACATGCTCACGCGAATCCCCTATAACAGCAATGCGTGTCCATTCATCTGGCTCACCTTCCCAATGTGTACGTACACAACGAATCTCAGCTACGTAATGCTTTTTCATGTTAACCCCTTCTCGTCTGCTAGCCATGTTGGAATGGTGATTGAATAGATTTCACCCTTTGCGTCATACCCCTCGTCTTCAATCTGAGATAGTGGAATCCAGACCGGAGCGTCACCACCTACATCGATTTGGAGAGCGGCGGCTGAGCGATAGCGAACTTTACATTCGATCTCGACGTGCTCAACACCTTGGACGTAACCTGTTACTTGTCTCATTATACTCTCCCGTTTGTTAAAAGTGATACTTCAGCCTTCCGAGCTTTCTCATTCACCAATTCTTCAGTAAACATGATATCCAGTTTGCCCGCTAATGAACGGTAGAAATCGTGGGTCTGAAGCATGCGTTTGATTTGGAATTCAGAGAAGACTGGTGCGCCGGTATCTTCGCGGAAAGTTTGAGACTTCATGTTGTGGTAGCGCTTGTAGGCGACTGAAGATTCAGCCAGAGCATACTCACGCAGGAGTTTAAGTTCAAGGGAAGTTAGTTTCATATTAGTACCCCAGTTGTTGACGGAAACGATTAAGAGCTATGAAGATAGACTCTCTGTGACGCCTATCTTCAGGATATTCATCGTCAAGTATAACACCAGGAGCATTTTGCAGTAAGCCCATCAGGTACTGAGCTTCGCCCGCCGTTAGTGTTAGTGTAATTTCAATACTACTTTCTGCCTTAGCCATAATTTACTCCTCATTGCCTGATGGTATGTTTTGCAGGTTGCCACCGAAATCGAAAGCATCTGCGGATGATGTACAACGGTAGGTTTCTGCCATCCCTACACCATAGGAACAGCGCATTCGGTTATCCCAATCTAAACGAACATCTAAGAAGGTGGAAATGAAAACGCCGAGAGAACGGTATTCAAGGATGAGTTTGAATACTGGACGAAACAAAGGGTCGATATCTCCGAGAGCCTTCAGACAATCGTCATCGGTGGAAGGTTTGCGAGTCATGCGAGATTTTTGAACTGGCAACCCGAAGATTGTATAAAGGATCTTCATTAGCTGAGTTGGAGATTGATACCAAGCTGAATCAGATTTACCCTTAGTCAATTTCTGTCCACCAGTTAAACACTCGGTGTATTTCATTAGCTCACCTTCCACCTGCATACGAAGGTTCATTGCTTTCGCGAGTTGAGTTTTGCGCTGAGCTAAGTCTTGACGAATACCACGCAGCATCATTGGGTACATCGCGTAAGCTGTGTCCATCTGTTCTGCGATCAATTGCTTCTGCAGATCGTTTGCCCCTTCCCACATAATCTCCCAGGCCCACAGAGTATTTGCAGCATCCTTGCAGTTATAGCGCTGGTAGGCAGGTACTTCGGATGGATCTGGAATATGGCCGGAACCTTCGTCTTTCCAGAATGAATAATAGGGAAGAGTCATAGAGCAAAGGAACGCGAGATTGCGCGGAAAGCCTGCGAAGAGTACATGCCAAGCGATCATGGTATCTTTCCAGCCCTTTGGATTAGCGCCCCAGTAGCGAGCGAGGTACTGTAAGTCGTATACGAAGTTCTGGCCTACGCATTCATGACGGGACATAACTCTTAGGAGTAGGATCACTATCGCTTCCTCTTCCTCCTTCGTCCAGTAAGATGTCGTAGAGTCCGCTTTGACGAAGGGCACACAGATGGCGGTAGTTGGGGAGGTCGCGATTGAGATGTACGTTATGTAACGAAACCTCGTCTCGATATCTACGCCGATGCGTGAAGAGGGTTGAGTCAACAGTTTGCTTAGCCATGTGGTCGCCTCTGCGAAAGTTGGGTTAATGAGAAAGTTTTCTAGCGGAGGAACTTGACGCTCATACCAGAACTTAAATGCGTTCTGCAGATCATGACGAATGTAGAAAGTCCATTCGAAATTCTGGGTTGCTTTGAAAGGAGAGATGATTGGGAACACACGGCAAGCGCCAGTGATAATCTTACTCCCTCTCCAATTGAAAGCTGAAGGTTGTTTGTGCGTAGCCATTAAGGCTAAATCGCCAGCTGCAATTATCATCTCGCGATGCTTGAGTTGTTGGCTAGCTGTTTCGATTGAAGCGAAAACTTTCGGGTCGATGTACTTACCGCAGCAAGGTTTGTATCCTTTAGCTGGGTACTGAGTCTTGGTACAAAACCAATTGTCAGTATCATTGTTTGGTGGATAGGTGTTATGGACGTACTGGAATTCCACATCGTTAAGGTTGAAGCCGGCAGCCTGCAACCATTGACGAAAGTCGTGGAACATTCCAGATGAGAAGGGGGTGGTGCGGTTGAGATCACTGATCGTTGGATAATCTAGAAGGACGAGGACTGGTTTCATTCTTGGCTCCCGAGAATTCTGCCGTTGTGCGTTATTATGTGGGGCTGATCATCCTTCGCAAACACTCCGTCAGATGTGACTTCAAATTGAATCTTGCCGTTAGCAGGAATACAGTAACCATCAAGTTTATCGTGATTGATGGTGAAGCCTGCATCTGAGTAAGTGTATTTTGAGGGATCAGTTTTAGTTGGGGTAAGTTGCTGCCGGACGTACCCTTCATCGTATCTGCGAAGGATAGTCCCTGGTTTATACAGGGCTCCTTCTTTATTGATGATATAGAGTTTGGCCATGAGTTACCCCTTGATTACAGTGCCAGAACCATCGGCGTCACCAACTGGAGTTTTAAGTACCTCTCCTATTCGAACGGGAGTAGGTGGGACTGTGTAGGGAACTTGGCCTTGGTCCAGTTGGCGAACTACTTTTAGTACCTGAGATTCCTTGAGAGAGTGGAACTTCTCTCCATAGTAAACGATGTGGATGATCTCACCTGATTGGGTCCAGATTGATTGGACGTATTCACCTTGAACTGAAGTTGAAGTGATACCACCTTTACCCATAGCAATCTCTACTTTCGCGCAGAGTTCTTTGTAGGTGTTGGCCACCTTGAATTCTTCCAACGTGGTGGGTGCGAAAGAAAGTCTGGGATTTTTATTGAAGTATTCTTGAGCGGCAGCTTTAGCTAGTTCAAGTTCCGAGTTAACTGTTTCAAAATTAAACGTGATTAAGTACATTATAGATCTCCTTTGAATGTGTGTTCGTTAAGGCGAGATGCAGCTAGATTATGGTCGGCCTCATCACGATTAATGCCAGTGGCGTGGAGATGCAGGAAATTCGCCGCCGGAAAAATCGGGCCTCCTCCCGCGAATGGATCAAGCACCTGATCTCCAGGTTGGCAGGATCGTTCCAACAGGTTAATATAAACTGAGGCTGGCTTCTCAGCAGGGTGCCCAGAAACTGTCGTACGCGGGCAATTAGAGATGACGTCAGGCTGGATTGAATTGACTTTGCGATCTCCTTTATTTGCGAAGAGGACGCAATCGTAGGAATTCCGCGGTGCATGTTCAGGGCGAGGTGCGATGCCCAATCCGTTAGCTGGTCCAACAGCTTTGTGCCATATGATTGGTCGATTCCAGACGTTCCATCCAACTTCGGCAAATATATCTCGTAGGATATGCCAATGCCGTGGGTCGCAAAAGAGATACAAGTGCGCTTGATCTGATGCCACTCGGAAGAGTTCAGGGGCAACTGTGCTAAGAAGATCTTTGAAGTATGTGAAGTCGTCTGCATATTTGTGGTCCTGCTCTTGGACGGAAGAGAATTTATCTGCGCCTACTCCGTAGGGTGGGTCGGTACAGATGCATGCGTAAGTACCTGAAGGTAAAGTTGCAAGAACATCTCGTGCATCCCCGAGGAGATTTTTGTGAGATCCAATGTAGTTGGAAGATATGAGTTTGCCGAGAGTGTTTGTAAGATCTGTGTTGTGTGTGCGGCGTATGGCTCTAAGAGCTTCACCTTTGGATTTTGCATTGGCGACCTCTGGCATATCAGCGTGTTTGGCAATCAGGGTCATATCGCGGATTGCTTCGGTGGTGGAGGATGGGGTATCCACTGGGTGGAGTTCTTGCATGAGTTGCTTGTCGGTGATTGCTGGGAATTCAGCACGACGCAAGGCTTGGTAGCGGGCAACTGCTTTTGCCTCTTCCATTAAGGTGAGGTTTTTACGACGAGTGTTCTCATGAAGTTCAGCTGCAACTAAATCTACTTCAGGTAGATCGGCGAGGGCTGAGTATGGGATGTGACCGATGGGAAGAGTCTGGCCTGCATGTTGGATTGGCTTTCCTTCGGCAGCGCAAATAGCGAGTGCGCGGAGACGGCATTCACCTACTACTAAAGTTAAGCCATCGTTGCGCAGAACAATTGGGTGTAGGATACCATAGCCGGAGGTGAAATCGTCTGCTAGATTACGTAAGTGTT